GCGGCATGCTCTACGCCGGCGCGCAGCTGATGGCGCCCGGGCTGGAGTTCGACGCCGCCATGAGCAAGGTGCAGGCGCTGACCCGCCTCGACGGTGCGTCGGAGGAGATGGCCGCGCTACGCGAGCAGGCCCGCCAGCTCGGTGCCAGCACCCAGTTCACCGCGGGGCAGGCGGCAGAAGCCCAGGGCTTCCTGGCTATGGCCGGCTTCAAGGCCGAATCGATCCAGGCGGCCATGCCCGGCATGCTGGATCTCGCCAAGGCCGGCGACAGTGGCCTGGCAGAAACGGCGGACATCGCCTCCAACATCCTCACCGGCTTCAATCTGCAGGCGAGCGAAACCGGGCGCCTGGGTGACGTACTGGTCGGCACCTTCACCCGCTCCAACACCAACCTGCAGATGCTCGGCGAAACAATGAAGTACGCCGCGCCCGTGGCCGCCAGCGTCGGGCAGGACATCGAGACCGTCGCCGCCATGGCCGGCAAGCTGGGTGACGCCGGCATCCAGGGCAGCATGGGTGGTACCGCGCTGCGTGCCATCCTTAACCGGCTGTCCGCGCCGCCGGCAGCAGCAGCCAAGGCGTTGAACAAGCTCGGCATCAGCGCCAAGGATGCCCAGGGCAACCTGCGCGACATGCCCACTGTGCTGCAGGAGATCTACGAGAAAACCAAGAACATGGGCGACGCCGACCGCGCCGGCCTGCTCAAGGCAATCGCCGGCGAAGAAGCGGTAGCAGGTATGCAGGTGCTGGTCGCCCAGGCTGGCAGCGGCGCGCTGCAGGAGTTCGTCAGCACCCTCAAGAACACCGAGGGCGAGGCCAGCGCCACGGCCAAGACCATGGCCGACAACCTGCGCGGCGATCTCTCGGCCATGGGCAGCGCCTGGGAGGATCTGGGCATCCAGCTGCAGGAGCAGCAGAACGGCCCCATGCGCGAGATCACCCAGACCATCACTGGCATCATCGGTGGCGTGAAGGGCTGGATCGCCGAGAACCCCAAGCTCGCCGCCAACATCGTCAAGACGGCCGCCGGCGTCGGCATTCTCATGGCAGGCATGGGCGGGCTCACCCTGGCGATCGCCAGCATCCTCGGGCCGTTCGCCATGCTGCGCTACGGCATGACGCTGTTCGGCATCAAGGGCGCCGGGCTGGCCGGCACGCTGTTCAACCTGGGCAAAACGGCGCTGCCGCTGGTGGGCAAGGGCATCCTGTTCATTGGCCGTGCGTTAGCGATGAACCCCATCGGCCTGGCCATCACCGCCATCGCCGGCGGCACCTATCTGATCTACCGCAACTGGGACAAGGTCGCCCCGTACTTCCTCGGCCTCTGGGCAGAGATCAAAACCGGGTTCAGCGGCGGGCTCAGTGGCATTGCCGCCACCATCGTCAACTTCAGCCCCCTGGGCCTGTTTTACCGCGCGTTCGCCGGTGTGCTCGGCTATCTGGGTGTGGATCTGCCCGCCAAGTTCACCGACTTCGGCGGCATGCTCATGCGGGGCCTGGCCAACGGCATCAAGAACGCGGCCGGTGCGGTCAAGGGCGCCGTGGTCGGCGCGGCGGACAGCAGCATCGGCTGGTTCAAGGAAAAGCTCGGCATCCACTCGCCGTCACGGGTATTCGCCCAGCTGGGCGGCTTCACCATGGCAGGGCTCGAGCAGGGCCTGCAGGCGGGGGAACGTGGCCCCCTGTCGCAGCTGGGCGACACGGCCAAACGCCTGACGGCAGCAGGTGCGATCGGCCTAAGCGCTGCGGTCGGCGCCATGCCCGCGGCAGCAGAGCCGGTCGCGTTCGATACGCGCCCACCGCTGGCCGCCCGTGCGGCTTCGCCATCCGCAGCCCAAAGCACGCCTGCGCCGATCACCGTACACATCCACGCGGCCCCCGGGCAGGACGCCAACGCCATCGCCCGCGCCGTAGCCGCCGAGCTGGACCGCCGCGAGCGTGAACGCGGCGCCCGTGCCCGCTCATCCCTATTCGACCAGGACTGATTACCAGGAGTAGCAGACCATGATGATGGCCCTCGGCATGTTCGTCTTTTCGCTGGAGACCCTGGCCTACCAGGAATTCCAGCGCCAGACGGAATGGCGCCACGGCAGCACGCCGCGCATCGGCACCAACCCGGCGCGCCAGTACCTCGGCCGCGGTGATGACAGCATCACCCTGCCGGGCGTACTGCTGCCCGCGCTGGCCGGCACCCAGCTCAGCCTCGACACGCTGCGCACCATGGCCGACACCGGCAAGGCGTGGCCGCTGGTCGAGGGCACCGGGAAAATCTACGGCACCTGGATCATCGAGAGCCTGAGCGAAACCCGCACGCTGTTCTTCCGCGACGGCCAGGCGCGGCGCATAGAGTTCACGCTCACGCTCAAACGCATCGATGACGGCCGGGTGGATCTGCTCGGCAGCGCCATCAGCACAGCGGGCAACATCCTGCGGAGGCTGCTGTTTTGATCGACACCATCATCGCCCAGGGCAAAAGCCTGCTCGGCCAGGCCGCGGACAAGTACCGCGACATCACCGCCTACCCGCAGCCGATCTGCCGCGTGGTGGTCAACGGCCAGGACATCACCAGCGCGATCGAGCAGCGACTCATCAGCATCGAGCTCACCGACAACCGCGGCATGGAGGCCGACCAGCTCAGCATCAGCCTCAGCGACCACGACGGCCTGCTGGCCATCCCGCCACGCGGCGCCGTGGTGCGCCTCTGGCTCGGCTGGCACGACACCGGCCTGGTGGATAAGGGCAGCTACACCGTGGACGAGGTCGAGCACAGCGGCGCGCCGGACGTGCTGAACATCCGCGCCCGCAGCGCCGACCTGCGCGAGGGGCTCAAGGCCAAGAAGGAACGCAGCTGGAGTGGGCAGACCCTCGGCGCCATCGTCCAGACCGTGGCCGCTGCCTACGGGCTCAGCCCGGTGATCAGTGCGGCGCTGTCGGTCATCCAGCTCGCCCAGGTGGACCAGGCCAACGAATCCGACGCCAACCTGCTCAGCCGCCTCGGCCAGCAGTTCGACGCCATCGCCAGCATCAAGGCCGGGCGCCTGCTGTTCATGCCGGCCGGCAAGAGCGTTACCGCCAGCGGCGCCGCACTGCCGCACATCACGCTCACCCGCGCCGATGGCGACGGCCACCGCTACCTGCAAGCCGACCGCGACAGTTACAGCGGCGTGCGCGCCTACTACTACGAGCTGAACAGCGCCGAGAAGAAAGAAGCCATCGCCGGCGGTGGCGACAACCTCAAGGACCTGCGCCACACCTACACCGACCAGGAAGCCGCCCTGCGCGCCGCCCGCGCCGAGTGGTCCCGCCTGCAGCGCGGTACGGCCACGCTCAGCTATACCCTGGCCAAGGGTCGCCCGGACCTGATCCCCGAACTCACCTACAGCCTGATCGGCGTGAAGGCCGACATCGACGCCGTGGTCTGGCTCGGCGCCAACGTGCGCCACAGCTTCACGCCGGATAGTTACACCACCGCACTGGAGCTGGAATCCAAACTGCCGGACGCCGACGACATCGCCGGCCTGGCAGAGGCCGGCAACTACACCGGCGTGCTGGCCTGGTACCGGGACGAGAAGACCGGCGAGCAGAAGAAACTCACCGAAGGCGACCAGACCAGCCCCAAGCGGTTGCTGCACCTGTACGCCGAAAAGAGCAGCGCTCAGCGCGCCGTGGAGCGGGAATGGAAGCGGATCCAGCAAGCGAACGCGTAAGCCAGCCACACCCTCCTCAGGCAGAGCCGCAGCGCTCCGCCTGGGAGCTGATCGATGAGGAGTGGGGGGAAACGGACGAGGTGCCGATGTGCATGTAGCACGGGCATGAAAAAGGCGCCTTTCGGCGCCTTCAGTGTTTCTGGGTTTCGGCCAGTACCGATACGAAGCGAATCACATGCGCCCTGTCCGTCGGCGTGCATTGTCGGTACCAGCGCAGCAGCGCCCGCTCGGTTTCACTCACCGGCTCGACCAACTGCGGTACCTCCTGGGCGACTGGGCGGGCTTCCTTCTGACTCGACAACATGCGCGAACTCCCTACGCAATACACTGTATAGCCATACAGTATATGAGGGCTGGCGTTTTGCCAACGCGTCAACAATTCGCACACCGGTTCAGACTTCCGGCACGAAGCCATAGCCGCCGCAACACTGGCAGTCCTCGACATCGGCGAAGCGCCCCTCGCATTCCGGGCAGGCGTCATATGGTGCGGCGCGAAGGCACGCGGCGATTCGGGACGCACGCGGCTGGCCTTGTTCGGTGAGCACCTCGCAGCACAGCAGGAGGGCGCCGTAGGTATCCGGGCAGGCCGGCACCTCCGGCTCGCGCGGGATCTGCCGCAGGCGCCAGCGCTCGCCATCCGCCAGGACGATCTCCATCCCTTCCAGCCACCCGAGCGGCGGCCCGTAGCGTCGGGTGATGTAGGGCAGGTCGCCGAAGGGGCGGCGCTCGCCTGGTACTGGCGCACTGTTGTGGATGATGCCGGTATAGCCGTCCGTCTCGGTGAGGAGGGTCAGAATCCCGCGGCGCACGTGCCCGATCGGGCCGGCATGCCCAGGCTTGTGCACTTCGTAATGCGCGGCGGGCTTGTAGCGTTTCATCGTGGTCAATCTGTAATGCTGTATAGAAATACAGTAGATCGAATGCCACGCGCTGCGGTCAATCACCGTATGGCAGCAGGAGGTGGCAACCATGTGCGGTGGAGTCGAGGCGCGCGACGCAGAGCGCAGCTACAAGGTCTATTTCCCCAGCCCCAAGGCGGCCATTCCCGTCATGCTCGAGGGCGGCGAGTCGCTGGGCTGGGTCAGGTGGGGCCGCCGGCGCGAAGAGCCCGGCCAAGGCCCACAGGGCGGCTGGGCACGGCTGGAAACGGTGGAGCGGGGCGGCTGGGCCAAGTTCCAGCCCATCAAGGCCTACGGCCTGGTGCAGCGCTTTATGGAGAAGGATGCCGAGCGCACATCACACTGGTTCGACGTCGAGCCGGGCTTTGCCTTGGACTGCCTGGTGCTGGGGGAGGGAGATCAGCGGCGAGTGTATGTGGTCACCAGCTCGCCGCCGGAGGAATTTGCTTGGATACATGATAGGTGGCCTAACTTCAGCCGTGCTTCTTAAACACCTCGTTTCTTTTTTTCCTCAATTAGTTCGTTGTAGCGATCAACCTGAAGTTGCATCAACTGATTTGGGAGTGTCAGGGAAATGATAAAGCCAAGGCAAGTGAGCGTTAGATAAACGCGCTCCATCCATACGACAGCGCTCGAGTATTTTGCGTTAGTGGCTACTAGCTCAGTGCAGAAAATAGTTCCTAGAACTATTAGATAGAGCATGAAAAGCCATTTGTAACGAATAAGCCTGTTCACGAAGTTGGTTTTTAATGCTGCTGACTCGCGCCATATTTTGGCGGTTGGCTTCGGCTCTATTAGCAGCGTCAGTACAGTCATCAAAAAGCCAGCTAAAATGGAGAATACGCTAGTGATCATAGAGGCTGCGTCCTTGCTTTCGTGGACGAGCGGTTGGCCGTGCCACCCCGCAAACCCACTAACAACTAGAGCGCCAGCGAAGAACGCTAGCCTTCTATAATCCAGTGTCATTTCATTGCTCCAGAAGATTATCAGTAGCAAGGCTGTCTAGATATTTATCCATGGCTCTCCAGGTTTCGCCTGTGTCGATAGAAGTATCTGACTTGGAAACCTTAAAGTCGCTATGCAGCCTAATGCTGTCAGGTGTAATCGGTGTGTTATCTCGAGTCATTATCACAAAGGAATCGAAATTTGCCAGGTCGTTGTCGAGAACTTCAGTGGCAAAATCAGTCAATGTATCTTTCGCGTCTTCTGTCGCTCGGTTGTTGCCATCAAGACCAACCTCAATAGAAACGACCATGTCTTCAAGAGCTTTTTGCTCTGACCGAGTTTGATCTTTGCCAGCGATGGCCGAAAACTCTGCCGACATAGAGGCGAAGGTCTTTTTGATCCATGTATTAGCTGTCTTTGGAGTCAAGCTTAGCTTATAGGCGCTAACATTTAGCTTGACGCTTTTGACACCTTGCGCTTGTAGAAGTTTGACTTTGTCTAGGTTTGATGCAGCCTTGAAGCGAAATGCCTCGAACTTAATGCCGGATGCCTGGAACAATTTGTGGATGTAAAGGTCGGCTTTCTGGTGTGTAAGCCCATTTGAGCAGAACAGAATATTGCAGCCGACGATTACTAAAAAACACTCGCCTTTCTTATACTCTTTTCCTGTGGGCGGCGCATGTCCAACCTCAGTATCATTCGTTTTCTTGATTTTAGGAGTTAACGTTGAGTTTTTTTCTCCGGGAGCGTATTCCACGAAGTGCAGGAACAGGCGCTTATTCTTAGTTCCGTATCGCTGAATCCGGACTACTTCGTCAACAAAATTGATTTCTGTATCCGCTATGGTTGGGTGGCTTTTTAGTGCGACTGCTAGCGGTTTTTGAATATCAACCGGCTGGTTGGATGAGCTAATTGAACGGAAATAATAAATCCGTTTGTGTGCTTGCTTAACAGGCATTACCGGGACTCCGCTGGAATATGTTGGCTTTTTTTATTCCGAAGCTCTTTAGGCTCGGTTAGTTCGCACGCCGGTGATGATGTAGAGCACGTCGGCTTTGCTGCGCGCGGCTAACGCCTGTAGGTAGTCGATCGGCATCACCGAGGTGCCATTCTCGAACCGTTTCTGCATGTAGTCGGTTTGCCCCGCGAGGTGGGCCAGCTCGTGGACCTCTAAGCCGAGGCGCTTGCGTTCCTCGAGGAGGCGGTCGCCGAAGTCGCGGGGGCGGTCATCGAGGTCGATCGGTGATGCGCTCATTGAATCTCCTTGAGCCGTGAACAATTAGGGCTGTTTGCCCTTGGGTATATCAGGCGAAATGGTGAGCCATGCTCTGCGCACGGAGGATTTCGCCTGTCTCCAGGTTCACCACATCACCAACGATGCGATCCAAGCGGAAGGTTCGTTCTGCAACGCGGTCATGGCATTCACCTTTCAGGTACGTCGAATCGACCGAGTGGATGGTGACAGTGCGATGGGTGATCTCTCCGTCAGCGTCTTCGTAAATGAAAGCCACGGTTCCCAGGCTCCAACCTGTACGCATTGCGCGGCTTGGTTTGGCGGTGAGGTCTGGAGTGCGTCGCTGCGGTGCTAATGGCCGAGTGTCCGGTCTCGCGGCCGCCGGCTCTTGTTTTCCACGTCGGCGAAGTAGGCCAACGACAGCCCAGATAGGCCAGCCAATACCGACCAACACACCGAGCAATCCGAAGATCGCGGCGACGTCGTCGGTACCGCTTTTGGCATCCAGCATGCCGCCAATCGTCAGTAGCACGAAGGTCACCGCCAGCCCGAGCCAGAAAACACGTATCCGGGGCTTTCCCGCGAGGCCGACCACAGATGGATTGATCGTGCCGGCGAACCAGCCGCTCATGGCTACCAGGGCGGCGAAGATGACAGCGTCCTGCATGTACCTCTCCCTTATCGAAGCAAGTTCGATCAGCTTTGATTGACTCGATACCGCCCAGCCGACTCCGCCAACGCCGTGGTCAACCGCCGCACCGCGGCCCGGTCGGCGTCTGGCATCGAGCGGTAGTGGTTCAGCACTTCGCTCTCATCCTCGGCCAGGCCGTCAGCCGTCACCGGCGTGCGCTGGCCGGTGAGCAGGTAAAGCACGTCCACGCCTGCTGCTGACAGGCCGGTGAGGTACTCCGCGTCGGGGCTCCGCTCATCGGCTTCGTACTTGCCCTGGGCGTTCGCCTTCACGCCGCCGAGTGCACCGAAATCCGCTTGTGAGAGGCCCAGCCGCTTCCTTTCTTCGCGCAGTCGTTCGCCAAGACCACTCATTTGGATAGAAATTCCCGTTGACACCACTCATTCGGGTGGTAATCTGTCGCCACATTGAACGCATTTGAATGGTTTTGAATCATGCCAGCCACACGCACCCCCAAACAAGCGAAGGAATGGCTCGCCAAGCAGGGCAAGACCGTCCAGGAATTTGCCCGCGAGCACAGCCTCGATCCGTTCACCTGCTACCAGGTGCTTTCCGGCGCGAAGAAGGGCACCCGCGGCGAGTCGCATCGCGCCGCCGTGCTGCTGGGCATCAAGGAAGGCGTGGCGGATGTGCCCGAGCAGTACGGGCGCCGCGCCAGCGATATCGGCACTGTGATTTCACAGTAATGGCACCTGGCCCAGCGAGAAACCAGAACATGAAGCGCCCGATCCTAGAAACCCGCCGCCAGATGATGAGTGCCGCGGTTTG